TTGAACAGGGAACGCTAAGTCACTTGCTTACTTCGCTGGCCGCACAACCCAACGCGACCTCAGCGATTAAAGATTTAGCAGCAAGGGCTCAAGGGGGAGCCGCCTAGTGGTGCCAAGTGAACAGCGCAAAGCCAATAAGGCTTCCACCCCACACGACGGCGCACCACGCCCCCACGATGAGTAAGGCCCAGTTGTGACCGACATCTCTAGCCAAGCGCCACCTCCTAGTGATCCGAGCGCATTCGCTACTTCTCTTAACACCGTTCTTAACACAGCGCCGGAATTAAGCAAATCGCCGGGTCTTAGCGTAGGGATTGCCAGCGCCGGTGGTGACGTGCAGGGCAACTCTCAAGCGGTTGCCAGAGGGACGAACATCCTTTCGGATACCAACGCTCACGCCGCCGTTTCCACTGCCGTTGGGGGAAGCGACACCTTGCAGCACGCTCTGGACTGGTTCGGAAATCACGTCGTTGCTGACGTTGGCGCGGTGGGACACGACGTAGTGCAAGGCGCTATCGACGTAGGAAGCAAAGTTCTTTCGACCATGAACAAACCCATGCAAATTGTTCAACACGAGTATCGGTATCTGCATGATGTGGAAGCCACCCACGGCATGACCGCGGCGCTATTGGAAGGTTTGGGCATAGCCGGTGGAGCAGTGGCGGGGGCCATGACCACCGGTAGTTTCTACGGCGCTGACTTGGGAGCCGAGGCGGCAACTGGAATAGAGAGCCAACTCTTTTACAAGGACTCCTGGGATCGCACCGCCAAGGCTTCCTACGCCGACCCCAATACCCACCAACAGGTGTCCATAGGTAGAGACTTAACCTCGGAACTTGACAGCCTCGGCGTCCCCGGCTTTGAACGTAACGGTCCAGCGTTTAAAATAACTTCAGGCCTCATTGACGGAATCTTCGACATGAACGTGGGCGGAACGGAGTTACTTGGGCTCGCGGGTAAGGCAAATTCAGCAGCAGGATTAGGCGGAACCCTGGGTGATATGTTCCCCGGTAAGTCTCCGCAAACCACCGAAGCGTTTGACAACCTACTCACTAGTTTCAGCGGCGGGAATGTTCGTAGGGCCTTCGCGGACATCGCCTCAAAGAACGTGGGTGAAATTGGCTTAACGTCGGCGTACAAGCCAATCGTTCAGCAGCCCGAGTTGATGAAAGCGTTAGGCGAGGCTAATACTGAGGAAGAGGTCACCAAGATTTTCCGCGACATCGTTCGCACCCACGAGATGGTCTACTTCGACAAACTCCCTACGCTTTCGATCACTCGTCTGCCGTTCCAACTCGCGCACGAGGCAATGGGTGATTCGACGTTGCCGGGAATGCAGCGTCTGTATCACGCCACTTCCCGGCTTCCTGAATCAATTGACGACGTAACGAAAGCCTGGACCAATAAGGAGTTCAATCCCGCTGGTAACGATGATGGCACGTTGTTCGTCGGCAGAACCGCGTTGTTCACCGAGAACCGTACTGTTGCTGCGGCCATAATGACCGAGTATGCCAACGCTGACGTGCCCGGCAAGATCAAGATCTGGCGCAAACTGGTGTGGTCCACACTGGCGAACGTAGCAAAAATGCGCGACGTGTCGATGGAGGATTTCCTCGCTTCTAAATCCGCGGACCCCAAGGTTCAGCAGATGTGGGGAGATGCTATTACCCGGTTCATCGACACGGGAAAGTTCGGCAAGGATGCGATCTACGGGCTAGGAGACGGTGGACCAGATTCAGCGAGCAAGGTGTTAGCGGATGTGTCTAAGGTCCGCAACACCGAGACTGGCGTCACTTCGAGTATGGGAATAACCATGAATCAGACGGGACCCATTGCTGGCTTGGACATGCTCCAAGCCCGTCGCGTTTCTCGGATACTGGGCGACCAGAAGATCATGGCCAAGATCGGAGGGCTGGATGACTTCGCCTTCGACCATTTGACCGCGCCAATTTTCAAACGTTGGGTCTTGATGTCGCCCTCCTACGCCCTGCACATCGCCTTAGCAGAGTTGATACCCAACACCCTTCGTCTCGGGATGGTGAACATGGTGCGCTCACGCATGGAGATCAGTGCCGCCAGGATTGGGATGCAGGTTAGCGAGGGAGACGCTTCCGTGATGACGGCGGCGGTGTGGAAACTAATACGCGGAGCACGCGCCGCCACCCCGGGCGTAATAGATAGAACCACGGAGAGAGATCTTAACTACGGTGTTGATTTTCTAGAGGGAACTGACGGCGCCGGAGTTCCTTTGCCCACGGCGGCTGGGCACGGCACCGAGTCTTTCGCCGACGATCTGACTCCGCGTGATGAGAAATCCACCAATGGGTTGCGCGGAGCGTTTTTCGACTCTCCCAAAAAACCCAAGACCGGTGATAACTTCGGCATCTTCCAAGATGGCCATGCGCAGTACAACGATTCATGGCAGGCGGCCTTGCACGAAAAAGCTAATGACGACGCTAGTCAGTTGGCCGCGGGGAAACTTCGCGATGGACTCAATAGCGGGCTTAGTTGGGATGATGCTTCGCGCGCGGCGTATGACCCGGTAGCCGATTTCATACGGAACATGCCCGCGAAAGAGCGCGGCAAGATGAGCCGCGCTCTGGAAACAAGCACATCCTTCCCCAAGGAAACTCCACGCCCTGCGGGTATGGACCAGTACGACGAATGGTCTCACGCCGTTACCGACACTGTAAGAGGTTTGGTGACGGGCAAGAACGGAACGGTTCGTACCGAACTCTTGGATCACATCAGGAATGGCGAGACCGTTGACGACAATGAACTTCGCGCTATCCCTAGCGAAGACCGGCCAGCGATGGTGAAGGGAAGATTGCCACTTCCCAACGGTGATTCAAGACTTCAACGCATAGCCAACTGGGGATTTCGTCGGGTCCTTAATCCAATGGTGGACTTCCTCTCTCGCGAACCTATTGCCTGGGCGGAGTACCGGGCGCAACGGATTTTTCTTGAAAAGTCGGTGGAGGATGGAAGCAGGACCGAGGAAGAGGCGCACGTCCAGGCCATGATTACTTCAACGCAGAATGTAATCAAGAACGTCCACAACTTGACCGACCGGACCCAGTGGACCGAGACGTTCAGGAACTGGGCTCCGTTCTACTTCGCCCAAGAGCAGGCGTATCGCAGGATGGGAAGATTGTTAGCCGAAGACCCCGCGGCCTTTCGCAAGTACCAGTTGATGATTTCCAACATGCACGACGTAGGCCAAGTGTTCCAAGGTAAGAACGGCCAGGGATATTTCGTAATGCCGGGCACCGGGTTCCTTACCAAGGGTGTGGTGAGTGGACTGTCCATGCTTGGGGTAAACGTGGATTCCGCTACTCCGGTGGGGATGGGCTGGAACCTGTCAAGTTCCAGCGTCATCTTTCCTCTTAGTGCAGGGGTGCGTCCTGACATCGGACCGCTGGTTTCCATTGCGGTAAGCGAAGCCGCACAGTTGTTTCCCGAGACGCTTTCGCCAGTATTAAAGGCTGATCTCTCCGCGGATGCCGCGACGATTCTTGGTCCGACCTCAACTGAAGCGTGGTACGAACAGATGATTCCTAACACGGTCGCCCAACGACTTCTAACCGCAGCACTCCCGGCGTTCAATGCGAGGTCGTTCAACTCAACCATGATGCAGACTTTGGCCACCTTGGACTACGAGGGCAAGATTCCTCCGGCTGGTTCCAACTACCGGGTGATGCAGGCGTTTGTTGACCGCGTGCAGAATCAGACCAGGATTCTCTACGCGATGAAAGCTCTCGTTGGAGCAGTCACCCCCGTTTCACCAGAACTTACTAACCCCACCTACAACCTGTTCTCCGCCGAACTCTCCGCTGATATAACCGCCAAGAAATCCGTGGCCGCAGGTCTTCAGGAGTTCCTTACCAAGCATCCCGAGGCCACACCCTTCACTGTGTGGCAGTCCTCGGAACTTACCGGCATGAGTGTCCCCTCTTCTACGGCGGCAGAGGCGTGGGTCAACAACAATTACGACCTCATCACCCGCTATCCCAACGCCGGAATTCTCCTCATGCCCACTACCGGGTTATCAACCAAGTACAACTCCGCCGTCTACAACGAGCAGATCGCCCAGAACTTAAGGTCCAAGTTGGACCCTGAGCAGTGGACGCAGAACGGCTCGGTGCCTTCGTACATCGATGCTTTGTACATCGCGGCCGGTAATTCGATTTTCTACAAGTGGCTGGCGCAGTACGAAGCGCAGATCAAGAGTCTTTCCGGAACGGATAAATACAACGCTGACCAGGCGTTTTGGGGCAACGGTACTTTAGGTAGTGGGACGATAGGAAAGTACGCCCAGCAGAATCCCGTCTGGGGCAACTGGTTCAACTCTGACTCAAGGGAGACCGAAAGAGGTCAGGCGATAATCCAGATGACCAAACTACTCAACGAGAATCCCGGCATTACGTCGGACATTGCCAACAACACCCGGACCTTATTGCAGGGTTACGCCGCCTACCAGAACCAGATAACCACCCTTACTACTGATGGAAGTTCCAGCACTATGCAAACCGAAGCCAAGGACTCGTGGGACAATTACTTGGTGTCTACTGCTACCTCGGACCCGGAGATGATTAACGTTATTACCGGACTCTTCATGTCGATACCTACGGCTACTGCTCCACAGGTGAACATTGCGAACGCTACGCCGGGAACCTTCACTGCTAAGAACTGGAAGACTCCATAATGGGTGCCATCGCGGCCTACAACCCGACCGGAAATTCAACAGCCGGGACCTCGGGTTCTTTCGCCGGTGGTTCTGATGGCACCACGTCGGCGCAACTAGCAGCGTTCCAAAAGTCCACCACTCCTGCGGAGTTCTTCTCTGATCCGGCCTACGGCATAACTTCAGCCGAGCAGCAGTTCTTCCTCACCAATGGACAGTTGAACCAGCAGGCCGCGGACTTGGCCTCGTACGTCGCCATGACGCAGCAAGAACGTCAAAGCATTCAAGACCAGATGGTGGCGATAGGCGCTCTGTCTACGACGGCTGCTACCGGGATATCAAATTCCACCAATGTCTCTGCATTCAAGTCATTGGAGGGTGACGCGGCATCGCAGGGAACCGATGTCATTTCGTTCCTCACTCAGAACGCTACCCCGACCGCGGCCATCGGGAGCCAAATCTCCGCCGATCTCACCAAGGCAACAGAATCAGCCACTGCGCCTACCATTGTAAATCAGGAGAATCCGACTACTCTCTCGGCAACCTTAACTTCAGCGTTTGAGAACGCTCTCGGTTACTCCCCCGACCAGGCCCAGATTCAGTCCTTCATCAGCCAGGTTCAGGGACAGGACGCGTCTTACGCCGAAGGTCCAAGGGCCGCGGCGCAGGCTGAGATTGCCCAAGCGCACTCGGAAGTCTCGGCCTTAAACAAACTAGGTCCTGACGGGATTGATTCAGTCATCTCTGCTTACCAGGCGGCTGTGACAGGGACCAAACTACCGGGAGCGGGAACTACGCAAGGTCCCGCGCAAACGAACCTGGAGGGAACGAGCCCGGTGTTTGCGGCGAACGGAACGGCGTCGATACCGGTCAACCAGACGACCACCGCCAAACTTCCTCCCGGCTTTCCTACTCCTCAGGGTGCGACCAACACCACGTCGATGCAGAATGCTCAGTCAGAGTTTTCCCAAGGGCTTCCCAATATTGGTGGCTTGGGAGCGCCGGTAACGTCGCGCCAGCCGGTGGTTACTTCGAAGTTCGATAGTACCGTTATGAAGAAGGAGAAGTCTGGGAACCAGCAAATCGCCCCCACCCATCTCGCTCAACCGACCTCTACCACCTACGGCGGTGCGTACGCACTTAACCAGGCGGACTGGACCGAGGCGCAGAAACTCTACCCGGCGGCCAAGAAGTTCACCTCACCGGGACTCGCCCCCTCGTCTGTTCAACTTGGCGCTTTTACTTCCCTGCTCTCCAACGCCTACGACGCGAACGGTGGAAGTTGGTCCAAGGCCATTTCCGCCATTGCTTCCGGCACTCCGCTGGGGACTTCTAAAGGCGCCAACCTCACGACCTTTGGTGATTCAGTTGCCAGCGAAGTGAATAATCAGATCACCGCGTTGCAGAATCAGGTGAACAACGATGCCGTTACGGTGAAAACCACGGCACCGGACGCTACGGCGGAGGCGGACCTAGCCGCCAAACAGTCCGACCCCGCTGGTTATGAGGCGGCCCAAGATGCTAGTTGGGGTGAGGTCCTTAACAAAATGCTCTCTGGGACTACGAGCATGTACAACCAGACCTCGGCTGATACTTTCACCGGACCGGTCGCTGCTGAGGCTGATACTTCAACTCCACTTGCTTCAGCAGGAGCGCTGTAATGGCTATCTCAACCAGCGCAACTCAGTTCATCGACGGGGTGCTAAAGGGTATCGGCGCGCCCGTAAATGCTACGACCGTGCAGGCGTTCACGGACTGGCTCGCCAATGAGCAGGGCGGTCCCAATCTTACGTCGTTCGACGCGAACCAAGGAAACCCACTAGGGGTAGAGGACCCAGCAGGTAAGGCTGCGGGGGCTGCGGGGAATCTTCAAGATGGGATTAAAGCGACTGTCGCCAATCTTCTCAAGAATTATTCGGGCACTATCGTCAGCGCCTTTAGGAAGGCTGCCTCTGTTTCGGGTATCGCCGATCAAGTGGTTAATTCCCCCTGGAACTCTGGTAAGTCGGGAGGTTCGAGTTACGGTGGTCTCACTCAGTTTACTGCTGTGGCCAGCGGGACGGGAGCGAATACCACTGGCGAAGTAGGAGCCGTCAACATTCCAGCCCCAGCCCCAGCCAAACCCATTGCCGGAGCCGACATAAAGAACTTCCACGGTTACGATTTGACGGCCTTCGCTGGCTCGCCCGACCTGGGGACGGCGGAGCAGGTCATTGATAACTACATGAGCAACCCCACATACAAGGCTGAACTTGACCAAAATCTGGAAACTGAATACGGCTACCAGACGAATTGGTGGAAGGACATTCCTCAGGTAAACGCGGTCATGCTCTATGCCGCACAGCAGTTAGACCCGACCGCCGCAGGCGCAACGAACCAGTTTCAGTCTCTCCTTGCCAATACAAACTGGTGGAAAACCACCACTTCTAACGGAAGATACTGGGACGAGGCGTACGGGACGAACGGATCACCGGGAACCGACCCGGCCCAGGCCAATCAAGCCCTCCAGAACGCTCAGGAGAAAGTCCTCGCTGACGCCAACCAAATCGGCGTAACGCTTTCTAAGACGCAGTTGGACGCCATCGCTTTGGCCTACGCCAAGAACAACTATCAGGCTTCAGGGAGTTTTGGTTCTGCATCCAGCACGGCGCCGGAGTGGCTGGACCAAGCGATTGTCGATACTTTAGAAAACATCCAAGGCCAGAACGTTGGAAAGATTCCCACCGACTTTTCCACACTTGCTCCTGGACAGAGTGACTTCACCACCATGGCTACTCCCACAGGGACGAGTGCCCCTACCGGGCTCACCGGAATCGCGGGTCAGTTGTACTCCGCCTTTCAGAACATCGCTCAGCAGTACCTGATGTATAACCCCACTAATCCACAGGGAAGTCTCCTAACGAATAAGAGCCTGATGGACCAGGTGGAATCGACCTTGCAGAACTACACCGGCTCAGGTTCTAGTTTCGGCTCCAGTAACCTAATCAGCGGTGCGGAAGCTAGTTTCACCCAGACCATGATGCAACAGGCCGAGCAGATGTATCCCAGTCTGGCTGCCTCAATTCAGGCCGGAGTTTCCCCGCAAGCCTACGTCCAGCCCTACGCCTCGGCTATTGGCAGCACCCTTGGCATAGACCCCGCGAGTATCAATTTCACCACTCCTCAATGGAACTGGGTCATCGCTACCCCCAATGCCCAAGGGGTGAAGACCGCCCTTACGCTGGACCAGGTGCAGCAAAAGCTGGTGACGATGCCACAGTTCGACAATTCAAATAATGCGGCAAACATGGCCACCGACGTGACTACTTCGTTGAACAAAAGCTTCGGGTTTGGGTCTAGCTGATGACGATGCTTGACGCCACCCAGGCCGAGGGACAACAGATTCAGCAAAAGCAAGCGGCCGCTACTGCTGCTGCGGCGCCTCCGGCGGCTCCTGTCGCTCCCGCGCCCACCGTAGTTTCAACCTCCACTGGCCCCGACGGCACCATCACCGAGATTATGTCGAACGGCACGTCGCAAATTGTTCCAGGGACCACGGGTTCGGTGTACCAGGCCACTGGCCAATCGGCTACTTCCAGCGTTGACGCCTGGGCTACCTCGGTAGGTTTGGGTTCATTGTCGGGTTGGATAAACAGCCAAATCACGACCTACGCCGGGCAAGGCATGAACGCCTCGGACATTGCCTCGACGATTGCCTCGACTATCAACACCGCTCCAGGCTTCGACGCCATACTTCCTGGCTATAACCAACGCATAGCGAACGGCTACACCAACACCGACGCTAATACTGGAGCCGGGATCGCTGGCTACATGGCGTACGTCCAGCAACTCCAAGCCATGGCGGAGACGGCCGGGCTCGTTCCGGGGACCTTAACGGCGACGGACATTGGCAATGCCTGGGCCGGGGATGTATCTACTTATGAGATGAGTGACCGAATCACTACGGAATACACCAACGCGATAAACGCCCAGCCCCAGATTCAGGCTGAATTACAGAACTACGGCTATACCCAAGGGCTTTCCACCGGCCAACTGGCTTCCTACTACTTGAACCCAGCCAACACGATTAACACGTTGCAGCAACAGTTCAACTCCGCGGTGGCCGGGGGCGAGGGCGTGACGACGGGATTTGGGGAAATCGGACAATCCCAGGCGTACGCCCTGCAAGCCTTCCTCTCTAACTCGGGACAGAACCAGTTGTCTCCCGAGCAGGCCGCCAACTTCTTCTCGTCCTCTCCGGGTTCAGGTCTCGCGAGTTTGGGCGTCATGGCTGCCTCGGGTTTTGAGCAGGCGCAACTTGGAACCGCGGCCAATGGTCCTGGCGTTGTGAGCCAGCAACAACTCTTAGCCGCTGGTGAAGGTAACGCTCAAGCCCTACAAGCGACGCAACGCGCCGCGCAGACTCGCGCTGCTCCGTCAGAAGGCGGCGGCGGATTCGCCTCCGATCAAGGCGGCGTAGCGGGCGCGGGCTTCGGCAGTTCGTAGGGTGCTTGACAACGTGGGAATTACATGCTTGTATTTCCTTAGCAGAATGTTGCCCTCGGAGTCATAGTTTGACCTGAGGTGTGCGCTGCATCCCGGCTTGATACACCATGCCAAATCAAGTTCGTGTGATTCATGTATGTGAAGCCAAGTTCGGCAATCCCGCGTCGTTTCTCCGACGATGGCGCGTACCCAAAGGAGAATTGAAATGCAAGACGAAGAGCAAGACCAACTATCACCCGAGGAAGAGCAGTTGTCGCCTTCAATCCAGGCTCAACTGCGACAAGGCCGAAAGGCCGCTCGTGACTTGGCGGCAGCCAATTCTGCGAAAGCGCAGATGGAACTCCAGGTAGCAATCGAGCGGGCCGGAGTCCCTAACCACCCCGCAAGAGATGTTGTCTTTAAGGACTACGACGGTCCCATGGACGCCGAGAACATCAAGGCGTACGCCGAAAAGTTCGGCATCGTTGCAGTCCCAGAGCCGGTTTCCAACGCTCCCACGGAGCAGGAGATCAACGCACAAAGGCAGATTCTTAATGCAGGAGGCGGAGCGCCAGCCCAGAGCGGTGATATTGACCTCGCAGTTGCCCTACGAAACGCCAAATCTCAACGTGAGGTCATGGCCATAGTGGAGCAAGTGGCGGGACAGGCGGGTTTTCACAACCGGGATGGTCTAATCGGAGTGATGCCCGAACCGATTTGATGGGCTAGGAGGCCCTTAACACATGGCATATACCACCACCGGGACAGTTGACTACGTGCAGACTGCGTACGACATGCTGGCCTACTACGCCCTTAGGCCGGAGTTGTACTTCGACCAGGTGGCCGATATCAAACCCACCAACCAGTCCATGGCCGGTTCCAGCGTGGTGTTCAACATCCAGAATGACCTGGCTCTGGCCACGACTTCCTTGAACGAGAGCACCGATATCACGCCGGTAGCCCTCACTTCAAGCCAAGTCACCCTGACTTTGGCTGAGTATGGTGGTGGTACCATCACCACGGCTGACGTGCGAGCACAGTCCTTCGTCTCAATCGACGAGGTACAAGCCAACGCCGTTGGATACTGGGCCGGTCGAACCGTGGATGAGATCGCCAAGATTCAGCTTCAGGGTGGTTCCAACGTGAACTACTCCGCTGGTCCTGGCGTCACTGCCGGTACTGCGGGCCAGCCTCCAACTGCGAGGAACCAGATTACCCCCTTGGACACGTTCCGCGCCTACGACGTTCGTTACAACGTGGCGGCCCTGAAGCGCAACAACGTCCCTGGTTACGGCGGGTACTACCTCGCCTTCGTGCACCCCGACGTGTCCTTCGACCTCTGGCAGGAGTCGGGCAACCAGGCCCTCATCGCCCCGCACATCTACTCGGCTCCCGAGGAAGTGTTCCGTGGAGAGATCGGCGCCTTCGCTGGTGCGAGGTTCATCGAGACGCCGACGGCTCCGCTGTTCGCGGACGCTGGTTCCTCAACCACCGACACCGACGTGTACGGAACCCTGTTCATTGGCCGTCAAGCCTTGGCCAAGGTGTGGGCGATGAAGGACGGCAATGGTCCTCACCCGGTCATCGTCATGGGTCCGATCACTGACTACCTGCGTCGATTCCAGCCTCTCGGATTTCGTTGGATGGGCGCCTATGGTGTGTTCCGTTCGGCTTCCATCTGGCGCCAAGAGAGCGCGTCGAGCATCGGTCAGAACACCACGGCCGGAGTTGACACCCCGACGGAAGACCTCTAAAAAAAGTCATAGCGGGGAGGCACCTGACACCTCCCCGCTTACGACGAAGGAGATTTATGGCTGAAAAATGTGCCAACTGTGGGCGAGCAGATTTGCTCATGGCTGACGTGGCCAATTATCAGTGTCTCGCCTGCGGGGCTCTGACTAGCATGGAGACCGGCCAGGTCGTCACGCCGGTCGCCCAGAATGCGGAACTTTCAAACATGGGTTTCCCGGTTACTGAACTGAGCAAGGACGTTCAAGAAGCCGAACCTAATGACTTCAATCGTCGCGACCGTCCTGGCGATGAAGACCGGCCTACCCCGGCTTTCACCGGCACCACCGGAACCTTCGATGTTTCGGGAGAAACGGGAGACACCTTAGTTCAGGAAGTTTCTGACGATGAGGGTTCGCATCTCGTGACATTGACGCCTGAAGCGGTCCACGCCATTGATACAGTTGACGATCCGGAATCGGCCCCTTTCTTTAAGGACGAGGGCGCCCCTTTCACCAGGAAGCTGACTCCGGAACAGATTGAAGCTATTCAACGTATTGCCTACCCGGATGGAGCTACTGATGGCTGATGAAGCGGACGTAACACTCAATACCGAGACGACGGGTTCACGACTACCCGCTGAAGTCCCGTGGTCTGGCGCACAATCAGGTCTGGGCTTAAAGCCTGACCTTGAAGCGATAGCTGGTGAAGAGGAAGCTGCGTTGCCTCCCCGTCCGGTAAGGGCACTAGCCAACGACGCAGCATTCGACCACGGCATTATCGCCGAAGGTAGGATGGATGGAGAAGTCAACCCAGTGAGGACAATCCCATGGCTATAGATATGCAGGGTGCAAGACAAGTAGGCGTCAGCCCTTTGTCACCAATGGACGTTGAAGGTTCCAGGGGTCAAGATGGGTACGGCGTGAACCTCCCTGAGACTGGCGCAAGCAACCCCGGACCTACCGACAACCTGCGGGGGATTGAGCCCAACACTTCAATCGACGCCCCCAGCCAATTTGGAGAGCCGGAGATTTACCAGACCTTCGGGAGTGAAGTTCCTAGGGGTGAAGTCTGGCACGCTCCTCAGGACCAACTGGGCGACGTGGACGGCGATGCTCCCGACGGTTGGCAGGTCGCGCAGCGCACCGCGCATGACGTAGTGCCCGACTGGCCCCAGGTGGGAAGTTTCACCAAGTTTGGTGAGCATTACCCGGCAAACGGTGACCAAGACGGTGACGGCGACAGCGGAGCCGACACAGATCACGACGGTATGTGATGGCGGGCCCACCCAGTGCAGCGAAAGACCCCGAATCTGGAGGAGCGGACCAAGGGCCTTACACGCCTACAGCCGGAGACTCGCGTCCCTACGCCGATACTGACCGTTTTGGCTCGACGCAAAAGGGTGACGTATCCCAGATACTGATCCCTCAGAACAAAGTTTCAGACCCCGTGTGGGGAGTAAATGCTCCCGCGGGGGGGATACATCCACCACTACCACCGGAGATTCCGGTAACCGAAGGAGATTGAACGATGGCCAGTGAAGATCAGGCAGTTGGGTCAGGGGCAGGTTCCACCTTTCCTCAGACCCTCGACGTACTCAACAGGGCGTACGACCCGAACATCGGTCCCGCCGTCATGGCCATGCAGGCGTTCTACGGGGGTTACACCGGACCAGCGTCGCTGACCAATGTCACGGCCCAGTCGTTCCCCGACGAGTTAGCAACGTCGTCCTTGACGGCCACCGCAGGCACGGTCTTTGCTTCAATAATGACGTTGCCAGCCGGGTTGATTCTTAACAACGTCAACCTGATAAACGCCGTCACGGCGACCTCAACACCCACTCACCAATGGGCCGGGATTGCCACGGTTGCTACGACCTCCAAGGTCTTGGCTGTGACCGCGGACACGACGACGGCTGTTGTTTCTGCTGACACGGTGCAGACCTTTGCCTTCGCGACGCCCTACACCATCCTCACGAGCGGGCAGTATTACATCTTCTTCTGCATCGCGGGTACGACCGGACCAACCTTCGCCGCTGCGGTCACGCAAGGAAGCCACGGACGAGGCAACGTCGCGCCGTTTGCTACTGGCCCCTGTGCTACGGGCCAGACGACCGTCTTGGCCGTGGCCTCTACGTTCACTCAGCCCACGGTGATTGCCGCTGCGCCACTCATCTATCTGAACTGAGACCTCATGGCAGAGCCGTTCTACCGAGTTGGAGAACTGCGAGGTCCATTTCCAGTGGTCTCGGTTGAGTTCGAGTTGTTGGGCAATGGGCGTTATCGTGAAATGGTGCGCGACTCAATGGGCAACGGTTCTGAAACAATCGGCCTTGACGATGATCGCGAGTATCACCTTATAGTTGAACGTGAACCCTACGACTCCATCCTTGTGCCATACACAAAGAAGCACCCTCTTACCGAGGAAGGTCTGGTAAGCCAGGACCCTACCTGGGTTGACGTTTCGGGTTCACCCTACGATTATTGGCGCGTGCTGTGTGATTGGTGGAATGGGGATTTAATCGTTATTGAGCATGACGTGAAAGCCTCGCCGGAAATCTTCAAGTCGTTTGAATCCTGTCCTGAATCTTGGTGCTACTACACCTACGATAATTTCCTGGAAGAGGACGCCTTGGCTTGGCATTGGGGCATACTCGGCTGCACTAGATTCCGTAGCTCAATAATTACTGCGGTCCCCGACGCCGTTACTAGCATCGAATGGCGTTACCGAGACTGGCACCATGTCTCTACGGGATTAGGAAAGGCCCTGCGAGAAGCGGGATTTGAGCCTCACGTTCACGGAGTCGTTGACCACCACCGCATGATGGATGTCGGTGGGATAGCAAATATGGTGGCCGCGTGACGCTGCTCTATGACTCCTCGACTCCGTATGATTCCGCTACTCTTTACGAAGGCGGATCGTCAACCCTGCGCCTTATCTTCACTCCCCCATTAGTGAAGGACCGCCCCCCAATTCTTCCCGAGCCGCACCCAGGAAACGAACTGTGGCTCCATTATGAAAATAGATACCGAGGCGTGAACGTGTGGATACTCTCAGATGGCTCCGTGGTCCAGGACACGGCGACGGCGGAGAACTCCAACACAGACATGTCGGCTGTCTATCCTTGGGATACAAACAATCCAGCTGCGCCCTACGTGACTTCGGTGTTCATTGACTCAGGCGCAGACCCGCAGGTTGCTAGCGTTCACACCGTTAGCCACAACCCTTACCCCATCGCGAATTTCTACGGCGGCAGTTCTCACGTCGTAACCCCAGTCCAGTCCACGCTCCTCGCTAACTACACCGCCCATGGCATCGGGTATTCCGATTGCCTCACACCAGGAGCGTAAATGCCCACTTCCTACCCCGGCGCAATAGACAACCCGACTGACCCCACCTCCTCTGAACCGATGACCACGCCTTCACATTCGGGCCTGCACACGAACTCCAACGATGCGGTCGTGGCGATTGAAACATTCGTCGGCACTACCGGCGCCCCGAACTTCGCGAAACTCGGCTCCCCGCACTTCACTGGTACCCCAACAGCCCCAACGAACGCCACGGCCACCGACGCAACCACCCAACTCGCTACCGACGCCTTCGTGCAGAACGCCGTCGCCGCTTACGCTGCCCCCGGTTTACGCCTTATCTACGTGGATGAACTGGGTGCTGACCCCACGGGAGTTAACGATTCATCCGCAGTGATCCGGACCAAGCAAACGGCTCTTGGGAGTGCGGCGTATTTGCTGGTGTTCGGTGCGGGCACCTACCTTATGAGCTCCGCGTTCGTGAATTTCGGTCCCGACCAGGGTGCCATCGGTGTCACATCGACAATAACGAATCTAAGTTGGTCCGGCTCTGGCCCGCTCATCACCGCCACCAACGCTGTCTTCAGCGACTCTGCTCGGGCTGGACGGTTTGGCGGTTTCAGCATTAACGGGCCGTACGGGTCCGGAACCACGTCAGGTTTTCAGTACAGCAACCTTCAGAGCATCATTATTGACGACGTGTTGTTCTACGGGCTGCCTGGTGGAGCGGTCATTGGTGCCAACCCCGGTGGCGGGTATGCCGAAGAAGGCCAGTTGACCCGTCTCTCAATGTCGGAGTGTGGGCTCGGCTCGGGCTACGTCTTCCAGTTCCGAGGAACCTCTTTCGACTACTCCAAGATCGACGCCGTGGTGGTGGTCGAAGCCAACATCGACGTTCTCTCTCTGGTGGGCGGAGCAGCCATGCAGGGGCTGAACCTCTCTCTACGAGGGAACTGTCACGGCGGAACCGGATCGAACACTGGCGCCATCGTCGCGATTGACCGAGGGGGCGCCAGTGGCATTTCCAACCTTCGCAACGCAACGTTCAACGTGGCGATGGAAGCGAACGACTCACCCGGAGTGGTGGGTCACTATCTTTACTGGAACGGGTCGCACAACGCTGCATCGCAGTTCAGCGCTCAGGGAGTCTTTCACCTGTTCGCCGCAGGGGCGACGTGCCAGGGCGGCGTTGGCGGGAACGCGACTTTCAACTCGTACTTTAACCCCGCCTCCTTCGCCGGGATTACCAATGACATCGCTGGCGGGGACATGTCGGCAGGTGATTCATTCGTTTTCATGGGAGGCACCGACTGGACCACTGTCAACGTCGGCACCATTGGCTCGCAGTCAGGCGCTGGGAGCACTCTGACTGTCTATTGGCAATTCGGTGACGTGAACGCAATCGCTCTGGGTACTGGCGCAAACACCATAGTGTTCCAAGGGGCTAATGGCTTCGTAAAGCACGTTGAATTATTCCTGGTGCAGCCCTCTTCGGGAACTGCGGCGACAGTCACTTGGCCATCGTCTGTGAAATGGCCCGCGGCAACTGCGCCTACCTTGTCTACAGCCAGCGGGTACGTGGACAAGTTCCGTTTCACCTATATTCCCGGCAATGCGTTCTGGTACGGCGAACTCGTCGGCGTTCATTATGGGTAAGCCCTAGATGGCAATCGCACTCCGAGGCTCTACGCTTGGTTTATTCAACGCATCACCGACCGTCGTCGCTCTCCCGAACACCACCAATCTGAATGATTGCATTGTGGTATGCATGGCTCTTCAAGGAACCCCGACCGTAACCATCACAGGCGGGGGGGCTACCTGGGTGCAAGCACTTGACGAGCCCCCAGGCCCAAGTCTTTATATATGGGTGGGATATGGGTGCAGCGCGGGAAATTCAACGATAACTATTACGTTTTCAGGCGGAACGGGGAGTTACGCGCTGGGGCAGTTCTCAGGAGTCGTATCAGCCTCGTCACCTGTGGCGTCAGCGACGGGAAGTACCAACGGTACGTCAGTATCAACACTCGCCTCTCCGACCGCTGCGGCCACCCCCGGTCAGCTAGTCGTTGCGGCTCTCGCCTTGTCAAACGCTGGCACGATGAGTTGGTCTACAACCACCTGGTCTAACTCACAGACCACCACATCACTTGGCGCGG